CCTATGCACCTTGAGGAAGTTGACGAATTCGTCAAAGGTCCTGACTAGCCTCAGCGGACACGCTAGCCACTCTTCCCTTATACCCCTCTTTGAATCGAACCCCGACTGAGGAACCCATTCATCCCTTGTCTTGCCGGGTATTGCCAGTATGCAACCGCTTTCCTGGGATACGATAAGGAAGGCGAACGGTGCCCCCTTGGATTCGATCTTCTCGCGCGTGTCAACAAACATAGGATCGAAGGGGAAATCGAATGGCTTGGAGAAGTCTCTTGTGCTGCTCTTCACCTCAACATCCCTACCCTCGACCACCATGTCCCTCACGTCACGGTATCTCTTTCTCTCCGATACATGTGGCCTCACCTCAAACCTCGGTACAGATACCTCAAGACCGTTGATGATTAGTTGATGGGCAACGTAAGCTTCCCATCTTCTGCCCGTTCCAATCTGTTCCCTGAACAACTTGTCATTCTTGTGCCAGGGAATATTTTCCACACTCATGCTTGCCCCCCTGTTTACTTGTAGCTGGCCATGACCAAACCAATCTGCGCTAGCGAGTACCCACCCCAGACCAACGCCCATCTCATGTCACCCTCCCTGATCCACATGACGCAGGTTATTGCGTATAAGACACCGACGATGGCTGGTAGCCAAGTTGTCACGACTCGTCCTTCCCGTCTGCCGTCCAGGAATTTACTATCTTTCTTTCAAGATCATTTATCTTCATCTCGGTAGACGAGATCCTCCTTTCGCAGGATTCTATTTCATACAGTGAGCCACGAACCTTTCCAGAAGACTCGGATAGTTCTTCTAGCCTCTTCCTTTCCTTGGCCAGTGAAATGGTAAGCTCCTTGTGCTCCTTGTTCCAAGACTTAACGGTTCGTACACCGATCACATCTTTCCCTCCATTCGGTCCACCTTTCTCTGTAGATAGAAGATTGCCTTCTTCAAGCAGGAGAGGGGGTCGTCAACAGATCCCTTGCGGTTGTACCTGGAAATATATTTTATTGCGTTCCCGAGGTAGTAGTCCCGATCTAATTCCCAGTCTTCAATGACATGAAGGGTTTCAAATGCTCGGCCATGGGTGTAGTGGGGAGGGCGCAGGATCTCTTCCTCCTTAGAGATATCCATTTGTTCGCTCGGTCTCAGGCTTGATCCACCAAATCCATCTGGATAGCTCACCAGATCCTCTGCGCCTATACGGTTATCGTCTATGTCTTGCAGTTCGTGTATTGCAGCCTCTACCTGCTTGTTCAACTCCTCTTCGCTCATCCGGTTTTCATTGCTCATGTATGTCTCCAGTTTTATAAATCTTTCGATGAGGGCCACTGCCTCTCTTCTACCCCTTGTCCCTTGTCTCATGTCGGTACTCCATGATTAGCGATCTGAATTTCTCCCTGGCTGCCTCGTCCTCCAGCAACTCCGACCTGCTTCCGATATCCAGATACTCCCTCAGAAGCTCTGCTGTTACACTCTCTTTGTCCGTGTCGATGTCCCACGCAATCCCACCCTTGCTCAGCATCCAGTCCTGGAAGCTATCCTGCCTGCACATCTCGCCAGCCGTTGACACCGCAATCTTACCCTTGCGCACCTCTTCGGGTACGACAAAGCTTTCGTCATCAGCGATCTCAAAGAAAACTATTCTGAACCTAGTGCCAAGTGAGGCGTCGAGCAGGGATCTCGGGGCTTCGTCCGGGTGAACCCTGAATCCGAATACCCAACCGTCCTTGTCCTTCCTCAGGATCATAAGGCTGCACTCTATGGATTGTGCAGCATCTCTAAGGTCTCCCATGTCTATCTCCTGCTAGTTGAGCTTGCCCTTTAGTGAATCGACCAAGCCTGTAACTTCTTCGTGGGCGTCAATAACTGCGTCAAGGATAGTCCTTGCGTTTTCCGCACCGGATGCACAGGACACTATTAGCCCTGCACATATAATGGACGCATCCTCGGGGTCCAGACCCCTTTCTTCAAAGAAACCTATAAGCTCGACAACATGTCTCCATGCATCGCCTTCTTCCATTTCAGTCAGCTTCATTCAAACTCTCCCGATCTCCGAAAAAAATTGTTGCCCATTCGATAGGGTCGATGCCCTTCATCGCCCACCATTCCCCTTCCTTTCCGCGAGTATGGCATGAGGCATGACATGTAGCGCAGAGGGGGACTGTCCATTTGTCTGAAACCTTCTGGCCCCAGCCCCTCTCTTCCGCATGCCTTAGGTGGTGGGCTTGGACGCAAAAGGGGGAACCGCACGCTAGGCACGGCTCCCCCCTAACGGTCACAAGGTACGAGCTAGAACGGAATTTCTTCTGCTTTTCCATTGGAAGCAGCCTTATCCCTATCCTCTGCAACCTCCATCGTAATGAAGGTGTAGGGGTTGCCCTTCTTTGAAACCCGATCCCACGCAGCGCACTGGATCTTTACCACGTCCTCCCCGGTCTCCTTGATCTTGTCAACGAGACTCTTGAGAACCTCCTTTGAGATTTCTCCGGGACCCGTCTTGACGGGGTGCTTATCGGTCTTTGCGTAGTTATTGTCATAGAGCCATACCCGGCCCTTATCCATTCGATTGTCCATTGTTCTCCCTTTTCCTTCCATATATGGGTTTGAGTTCTACGAACTCACATTTTACAGGCTCGTCCTGTTGATCAAACCAGCTTCGCTTGCACCACTTGCAATCCAACCCGTCCTCAAACGAGTGGCCAAGAGACTTGGCGAGGTTGCTGCCACGGGCGGAAAGATCCTTGTCGCGTATAGCGCGCTCCCTTTGCCGCCTGAGGTACCAGCCGCCAGAGTCGCCGCGCCCGAAGGGGTCCTTGGCACTTTCCGTGCTGCTACGCCTCACTCTGAAGCTCCTCCTTCCTCTTGGTGAATTCAGCCATGCACTCGGCGTGAACGTCCGGGTGGCTCTCCTTGAGCTTGTTAAGCTCCTTCTCGTTCTCCTTGTAGTATTTCATCAGGGATGCCATTTCCTTGCAGTCCTTGATGAACTCACGGTAGGCGAGGTGGACCGTATTCGGGGCAGCCATGACCATCGCTCTTTCCGAAACCAGTGCAGTTGCCCCCGGAGACGTTACTGACTCCTCGGTGCCCCTGGACTTTCCATTCGCCTTCGGGCTAGAAGCCTTCTTCGCTGGCTTGCTGGCAACCTTCTTTGCCTCGGGGGGATCAGGGACTCCCAACTCCCCACTGAACAGCCTGTGGCCCAACCCCCACATCGCTAGGCACTTGACGAGACAACGCATACGCGAATCTGAAATTTCCCTGGACGTAGGCTCCTTGATCGCGTTGTTGCGGAAGTCCATTACTGGCAACCACATATCGCGGAGGGCGCCACGGATAAACACCGTACACTCCACCATGCAGCTTCCATCGGGGTAGAAGAACTCCTTTGAGAAGGTGTACTCCGCTTCGGGGTAGTGTTCCATGACAATTCCCCATGCCGGTGCCCAAGGCAGGTACGAAAGGCCACCCTTCTCCTTCACATGTTCGGCTATGTCAATCTTGGACAGCTTGTTCCAGACCTCTTTGTAGATCCTTCGCGAAGCTTCCGTGCTCTCTGTCTTATCAGTCATCAAGAACTCCTATGGTTAAAAAAACTATCTTGCATACGGGTAGAGACCGTTCTTTATATTCCAGCGGTGGGCAGCGCATCGATGGCACACGCCCCAACTGCCGGACTTTCTCTCGCTAACAGTCCCTGGTTTCCATTCCCAGAAAAATCTCATTTCTCGGCTACACCGATTGCAGTTCACGGCTAGGTTGAAGGCCGTAAAGTCTGTGTACCTCTTGTCCATTATCTACAGACCATCCTCTCTCTCCTGGATCTCTTTCCATTGCGAACACTTGCTCGCGACGGGGCAGTACGACTTGCATCGAACCGACTCCCCCCTCCTGACATCGACCGTTGCGTTGCCGCCAATCTGGAAGACGTGTTGCTGGGCCTCTGCGAGGGAGTCGAAAACCCTTAGCGCCCTTTTGGTTTTGGTGCCAGCCTTTGTTGTGCCATGCACAGCATATTGAGTAGGGCGTTCCCACCGCTCAAAGGAATCGCACTCAGATAGCCCCGGCTTCCTGTGAGCGCCCACCATGATCGATAAATATTCATCTCGCACTTCCGGCTCCCATAGCGTGATGGGTATCCTCACGATAGGGGCTTCCGGGTACTCGGCAGTGCGCTCCAGCCCGCTTGCGGTCCAGTCTCGTATGATCGCTACGATCTCAAGCCCGGTAACCCTGCGCCCGTTGGCTTCAGCAAGTGCGGCGTAGACGTTCAACTGCTGCTCATGCTCCTTCTTCCCCTCCGGGTTGGCCCTTACTGCAAACGCACCCATCGTCTTGTAGTCGCTGATGAGTATCCCATCACCATGTGGTGTTTGCAGATCGATCTGCCCGCTGATGGTCATCCCGTCATGGTGCATGTAGAGGCGTTCCTCTACCGCCGATCCCGGAGGAGCACCTTGCTCCAAGATGTTATGTACCGCCGTGCCCAGTATTGACATGACGCGCGTCGATATATCCTCTTCTAACTCTTGCCCGTAGCGGGCCTTGAGCTTTCGGATTCTCGGCGAGTCGATCAACTCTGTTGTGCTTAGGTCAGCGTGGCCACGCGAATGGGCGTTACGCTGGTCGAACCGTATGAATGCTTCGGGTAGATTGAAGCGATTGGTCACTCTCACTGTGGACACCTCCCTTTCGGGTCAAACAGGATGTGCAAATTAACACGGTAACCCATTGCCCGCAAGTGAAAAAAAATGTAGGATGCCTGCCATGTCAGGTTGGGACTATGACTGCTGGATCGAAGGTGAACCTGCAAGCGCCAAGAACCAGCGAAGAATTGTCCTGCTCCACGGCAAGCCGCGAGTGATCAAGAGCGCCAAGGCTCTTTCCTATAGTACGTCATTCGCCGCTCAAGCAAAAAAGATCCCTCTATTGGAGGGTGACGTTGCCCTCCGCATTGACGCCTTCTATGCGTCGAGGAGGCCAGACCTTGCATGTCTCGACCTAATCCAGGATCTCCTTCAGGGGGTCGCAATAAAGAACGACCGTCAGGTAAAAGCGGCGGAGTGTTACTGGAATCTCGACAGAGAAAACCCCCGGGTAAGAGTGCGGCTGAAGTTGCTCCCGAGCGAGTCCTCTGTAGGCACATCATTATTCAAGCGATCCACGATCTGGGGTGCGGAGGACAATCTCTCCGAAAAGATGTCGGCAGGTTCTTGAATACACGATGGTTCTCCGCTCTGTGCGAGTACAGCGACTGGGGCGAGGAGTGGGTGAGGAATATATTTTCCTCCACTGATCTACTCCGTGATCCAGTGCGTCGTCCGGTTACAAGGCAAACAGTCCACATGCTCAAGGCTGTTGCCGAAGTTGGTCTTGATTGAAAAGCTAAACACAGGAGAAAGTTTCTTATGTCCGCAGACCTTTTCAGTGAGTCCGTGATGGTTGCAGCAATGGGCTCCGTGCAGTCCAGAGTCTCATGCCCGTCATGCGGACCCGACCGTAGGAAAAAGAACGAGAGAACCCTTTCGGTAACCGTCGATGGTGACTGGGCTCTCTATAACTGTCACCACTGCGGCGAATCCGGCAGGGTGAAGCTAGGAGAGGACAGTTGGATGGTCTCAATCGATCCCCCTCGTACCCAGAGGGCAGCACCTATTGATCGCGATCCCCTTGCAGACTCCCAGTTCAAGTACCTTGAATCCAGGGGCATCAGTCGTGAGACTTCGGAATCTCACGGTGTGATCTCTGGATCAGTATGGATGCGCGCAAGAAACGCCGAAGTTCGTTGCATCGGATTCCCCTATAAGAACGAAGACGGGACAACAGCCGTCAAGTGGCGTGATGGAGCCAAGAACTTCTCGCAGCAGGGCGTCGCCAGGACCCTGTGGCGGATCGACCAGTTTACGGGCGGCGATCTTGTCATTTGCGAGGGGGAGATGGATGTTCTCTCCTTCGCAGAGGCATCCATCTTGGCAACGAGCGTCCCCAACGGGGCACCAATAGGCGAAGTAAAGAATGGTGCCAGTAAAAAGTTCTCATATCTATGGGACTGCAAGGACAAGATCGAATCCGCTGATCGAATCATCCTAGCTACCGACAGGGACACACCCGGCAACGCCTTGGCCGAGGAGATTGCCCGCAGGGTTGGCAAGGCACGTTGCTGGAGAGTCCCATTCCCCGAGGATTGCAAGGACGCCAACGATGTCTTGGTCAAGCACGGCAAAGAGAGGCTTGTTAAATGCCTTGAAGAGGCAACCCCGTGGCCCGTGTCTGGCCTTCGCAATGCGAGTGAGTATCGACAGGAAGCAATAGACCTTTTCACAGGTGGCTTCGACAAGGGAATCAAGTCGGGTGTCCATGACCTGGATAATATTTTCAGGGTGTCACCCCAGACCCTGACCGTTGTGACGGGAGTGCCGGGTTCTGGGAAGAGCGCATTCCTGACATGGCTATCGGTTGTCCTGGCAACCAAGAGCAACTGGAGTTGCGCTGTCCTGAGTGCCGAGACTTCATCGCAGGTCCACATCCTCCAGATGGCATCCCTCTACATGAAGAAGCCCTTCCGTGGTGCCAACAGGATGACCGAGGAGGAACTGAACACGGGCCTTGATTGGGTCGAGGGTCAATTCGTTTTCCTTGATGAGTCGGACACTGAGATCCAGAGTGTAATCGACCGAGCCCATGCGGCAGTGCTCCGCAATGGCGTCCGTCTTTTGATTGTTGATCCATACAATTTCCTTACCGGGTCCATCGATGATGGCTCCACGCAAAGCATCAACCAGCTACTCGTTAGCCTGAAGGGCCTTGCTGTTAGTCGTGGCATAGCCGTCTGGCTAGTTGCTCACCCAACCAAGATGTACCGACAGGGAGACGGGAAGGTCCCGGTACCTGGGGGGTACGATGTATCGGGGTCGGCCTCGTTTTTCAATGTCGCTGACGCCGGTCTATCTTGCTCAAGGCTTGAGGCTGGCAAGTCCCTCATCACCTGTTGGAAATCACGGTTCCCGTGGCTTGGCCATCCGGGCGAAGCCGTGCTTGACTTCGACGTGGACACTGGCGAGTTCTCTGCGATGACCTTTGGTTCCGACTTTGATATTGCGGATCTGGATTTCGATGATGAGTGAACCGCTTACCGACGAGCAGATCAGGAAGAGGGCCATCGGCGTAGAAGACGTTGATCCCAAGGGTCTGGTCAAGAGGCATCGCGTTCTATCTCAAACCATTTTTGACATGCTCTTCCTGAAGGAACTGATCGACCAGTCACAGTATGAGTCTGCCCACTTATTCATGGATGCAATCTCAAGGAGCGGGGCCGCAGTCCGGTCTGCAAATCTGGACACCGAAGTCTTCACACCACACAGGGACGTGGGGAATATGATCGGCGAGCGCAGGATGGCCTTCTCTTCTGCGTACCGGAAGATGGTCGGAGACATTGGGGAAGAAACATCCAGGGAAATTCTCAGGTACTTCTCGGATGTCTACTCATTCCCGGAGGGCCACGATGAGCATGTCAGGATTGCAGCTTGGATATCCCCGGCGCTTGATTCTCTTGCGTCCCACTATGGGGTGGATTCAGTAAGGGATCCGCGAAGGTTGATTCGTGTCCAGGTTGGTGCGGGTCCCAAAAAAAATGAGGGGAAGGGGCCGTGACCCCCTCCCCCCACCACAGGAGAACTCGTAAGCATGACCAATGCACTACGGCTCAACGAGAGTATTGCATCCAGCTACGATATGGTCAAGCTGTCCTCTTGATGGACCTAGTGGTATTGGTCTAGTCCTCCCCGTTAAGCTCTCGGGTGGTTGTGGTGTGCGGCGCAGCATTTGCGGCACCCTCGGTCTACGCACCTGTCTTCTCCGGGCAGAGCGAACGGCGACGCCTTGACGCGTATCCCGCAATGTCGGCAGGTCGGAGCCGTCCCCTTAGCGGAGACAGTATCCTCCTCCCGCACCCCCTCGTATCTCGCCCCCATGGACGCTAACAGGGTATAGGCGTCCTTGATTGCCTGAGCGTCGTCCCCCTCTGCAACCCCAGCATTTTCGCATACGCTGAGCACTTTCTTGAGGGTGCCAAAGAGAATCGGGGCATCGCCGTTTTGTTGCGACCCATCCTCCAGTGCCTGTATGGCTACCTGAAGAACTTTCTCCGACTGGTTCACTGCCCATCCACGTAGGTCCGGGTCTTGCCCGATGTGGTTGAAGATGTGAAAGAAGATAGCCTCTGAAACATCCTCTGGCTTCTCACCGCCCGCCAGCGAGACCCGTGCATGCCTCTCGGCATCGACGCAGATCGCATCTAGCTCACCCATTCGACTCATAGAAGCCCCTCCTTTTGAAGATATTCCTTGATAATAATATATGTTTGATTGGCCAGGGACCTGCTGTTTTCCTCTGAGTATTTCTTCAGGGTATCCAGCACCTTACGATGCTCATCTTTGTTGGGCATGCTGATCCCGATATAGAGTCTTCCGTCCTTGCTCACCTTGTTTCTCCCATTTTTTTGTTCGCCTCTATCATGGCGTTGTAATCGACCTCTCCGGCCCCATCGCAATACATGCAGGGTTCACGCTCACCCTCCTCTCCACCGAGGGTGGCCACGTAGCTTCCACGCATGCCGTCGCACGCAGGGCATTGCACTTTCATTTGATTCCTCCTGTTCATCAACATTAGCAAAGCTTTATCGCTTTTCAAAACATGTGGTTTAACTAACCCGGGTTAGTCAAACCAGGAATATTCCTGACACGACCAGGACCCCAGGGGCTGCCGACACCATGGCTAAAAATATATTCCCTACCGCCTGTCCTGTTCTTTGGTGCTCCTCAAATAACCCCCTTAACCCCCCGCGAGCGGCTCTTTCGCTAGCCACTATGGGTACTTAGAGGGATTGAGCGGAGCAGCAAATAACCCCCCGATAACCCCCCTTTAATAGCCATAGATCCATACTTAAATAATGGCTATTTCAGAAATTGGATGGGGGTCAGGGGGGGGTTAGCTACGACTACGATTGTTGTCAGGGCTAATAGACTTTGCCTTTCGGTCACTAATCCATGCCTCCAGTTCGTCCGCTTCATACCGGACGCCCCGCCCCAGCCGTACATACCGTGGGCCTTCACCTGAAGATCGCCATCGGCCTAGTGTCCGGGGGTCAACCTTTAGCCGGTTGGAAACCTCTGCCTGAGTCATCAACTTCTTTTCCATGCCAACCGCCTGGGTCATCAACTGCTTTTCCATGCCAAGGTTGGTGCCATCTGTCCCCCCGATAGATCCGGGGTTGTACCGGGCGTACAACTGGGAGATACCACTGTCCAGAAGCCTGGGAACGAGTTCAACATCCTTCCATCCCTTATTGCGATGGGTCAGGTACCACTTCTTTGTCGATGCCCCCCTGCGGTCGGGGAACTCATCGATCAGAGCCCATTCCATCGGCCTACCCTTCAACTGGGCGAGAATCCTGTTGTATTTCGTCGGCCTCCCCCTCGACGCTCCCGCAAACTCGGGAAGCTCATCCACAAAAGTCACCTTTACTGACATCACTCATCCTCCTGTTGTTTGATTTCTGTACCCACAAAGGGTGCCCTTGTACCTGCCACCCACGAACCTCCAGGGTTGTACCGGGCATACAACTGGGAGTTACAACTCTCATCCAGAACCCTGGTCGTAAGTTCAACACCCTCCCATCCCTTCTTGCGATAGTTCAGGTACCACTTCCTTTGCCCCGCGGTCCTGGGATCCTTGAACTCATCGATCAGAGCCCATTCCATCGGCCTACTTTTCAACTGGGCGAGAATCCTGCTGTATTTTGTATCTGATTTCTGGCGCGTGGTACGGGGAACCTCATCCACAAAAGTCACCTTCTCTGACATCACTTATCCTCCTGTGCTTTCTTCTTTCCGGCCTTTAGAAGATCCCAGTACCCGTCCATCGGGCAGAGCTTTCCATCGCTATCTATATAATGCGGCCTCCATTTGTCGCTGAGTGAATCTATTTTATGCACAACAAATTCCCACGGAGTAGTAGAATCGAACTTTTTATTTTTACCACTCATCACTCATCCTCCTGTTGTTTGATTTCTGTACCCACAAAGGGTGCCCTTGTACCGATTGATTCAAATACCTCTTCGGGTTCCTTGAGGTCATCGGGTCTACTGTCATCGTCCCATTTTCTCTGAGATCCACCATCTCCGAACGGGGTCTCGCCAACCATCCGGTCGCCGAATCCGAACGGGAACGTCCTATTCGCTTCGATCACCCAGAGATGGAATTGATTGCAAGTGTCATGGAGTCTCCCCTCTTTCGGGTACAACTCTACGGCCTCCGCATCTTTACCGAACAGTTCGTTCTTCATCCTCTGGGTATCCCTCCAGTCTCGGTGAGCCGTCTTGTCTACGTTCCTGAAGGAGACGTGGAAAAATTCACCAAGCTCTTCAGACTGGTGCGGGACGACATGGACCTGAAGCCTTGAATTCAGGTAGACCCTCTCTCTTTCGTCCGTCCATTCGGGGTGGTCCATTGCGTTGGTCACATCCTCAAACGGGGTCCAGTCGGGAGGGGAGGCCCCGATCCTCTTCAATGCTGCGGCGAAGACCATTGTTGCGTCTCCACGATTGCCATTAAACAGGGTGAATCTTTGGGAATTAGACCATCGGCCACGGCGCCTTTCCTGGATTGCAATGACAGCCCTCCACCCGGTGCCCTTGTCCGCATTCATTATCTGACTGGCATTCCCAAGCCGCCTCCTCCTATTCCTGCTTCCCATCACTCATCCTCCTGTTGTTGTTTATCGTATTCCCTAATCACCGGATGCGCGTGAGAAATGATCTCAATAGTGATCTCATTTATGAATTCAACAATCTTATCCCGTAGCTCAACATGCCTGCCAGGGAATATAACTGCACCAGTGGCTGCCCATTCATCGATGATGCAGTCTAGTTTTTCCAGTTCTTCTTCGTTCATCACTCATCCTCCTGTTGTTTGATTGGCGGGTGGGGCTCCAGATCAGAGCAGGATTCAAAGTACCCGCAGGTACATACGAGCTTGCACTTGATCGGAGTCATGTCCTTCCCGCATGCGGGGCAAGTCAGCATGACCTGCCCTTGAAATATAAATATTCAGCACTCATAGGAGCACCATCTTTGGATGCACACTCCGCAGTCCCCGGATGCACCGCTGCATTCAATGCTACAGAAGGCATTGATACACACGTTGCACATGTCCGAGACTGGTGGATTCATCTCGCCGGAACCTGACCTGGACAAGATCGCAATTCCCATGACGATGTAGAGAAAAATAATAAATTTAGTAAAGGGATCCGTTAACATTGGTCATCCTGTAGTTGGGTCGGCGACCCCCAAGACCTCCCAGTACAAGGGGGCCGCCTTCCACATTAAGTAATTTCGATTTCAATCACGTCGCCGAAGGGCGGCCTGTTGCTCCAAGTGCCCCTCTCCCATACGGGTTCGGTCGATGCCCATAGGACAGGACATCCCGGCTCTTCACCGTAGGTGCTACTGCCGAGATCAGTAAACATGATCACGAAGTCAGGAACCCTGTCCAGCCTGCGTATCCAGTTGAATACCGGGGCAAAGGAAGTGCCTCCCCCCACATCCATCTTCCTGGGAAGCTCATCGTACTGCTCAACCTCCACAATCTGCCTCTGCTGTACCGTGTTGTTGAACGGAACAATCGTGATCAGCTTGCAGGGAGTCGCCTCCCGCAACTCCTCCATCTTATCGATGAGCACACCGTGCTCTTCTCGTCCAACGGATGAAGAGATGTCCATCGCAAAGACAATGTGATTGATTGCCCTTCGTTCCTTTGCGGGGATATACATCCCGCTCATCAGGCCCCTGCGATCAAACCTTCTCCACGTCTCGCCTTCCTTGTCTCCTATGTCGGACCACTTCTCTGCGAGCCGAGCCTGCCACCCAACCTCGGGAGACACGATGGCATCCATCGCCCTCTCCTCTGAAGCGGAGGAGCTTTTACCGGCAGACTTCTCGGCGCTGCGGGCATGCTCAATGTTCTTGGCAAGATCCTTGAGTCGCTTCTCCTTCTCTTCTTTTCCTAGTTCATCACCATGCTTGTTCTTGCCATCAAGGACCTTCCCGTTGGGCTTCCGATGCTTCTCCCTCTCTTTCTTTTCGCGATCAGCCCCGTCGTCCTTTGCGGGTGCCCCGTTGCCATCATCCTTGGGCTTACCCTTTTCGGGTGCCCCCCCGCCATCATCCTTGGGCTTACCCTCTTCGGGCTTCTCGCCCTGGGTCCCCGGACCCGTCTGGTCACCCGGGGGCGGGCTTCCGGTAGGCCAGTCGGGCGGAGGGGGCTCAGGCGGCGCCATCGGGGGTGGGTATATATCTGCGTAGATCCTTTCCGCAGACCAACCACGGTACTTCTCGTCGCAAGCCCAGTTGTCATCAATTTCCTGGCCTGAATCCCTGAGAATAATATTTATGGCGTAGTCACATGCCAGATTCCACCACCATTGGTCTCGCCCGTCCCTTCTCAGGTGATGGCCATTGGCAACATGGGCGATCTCATGGATGACAACGGTCTTACGCTTGCCCATCTCCTTGGACATGAAATATTCTGGGTTCACAAAGATGCTGGACCCATCCGTTGCCAGCGTATCGATCTCGGTACCTCCAAAGAAGTCACCGATCTCCACCGTTAGCCCGGACGAGACCATCCCATAGAATGGTTCATCTCTCAGTGCGGCAACGCGCACACTCCTCACGGCCTGCTCGCAAGCCTTGACCAACTCCTCGGCGAAGTCGGTAGGCTCTGTCTTCTGGGGCCTATACTGCATGGTCATATCCCTCCTGTGTTTTTGTTAAAGGCTCTGAGTCCTGATGTGCTTGAAGTCAACGAGGAAGTCGGAGTAGGCATCCGAGTTCGCAAAGTCCTCGTTCGCATCGTGGCAGATCCGAATAGCGAAGACGGCAATCTCCTCCTCAAGCCTACGGATATAGGTGATCAGCGATCTCACAGATTGACGGCTTACGCTAGCCCCCTCCTTCCTCATCTTGGACAGGGTGTCTGAGATATTCACAGCCATGGCGAACTGCCCGCTGGGCGGCTCACCCGGACTATCGCCGGATCCGGGAAGCGGGGCGCCCTCCGGGTCTTCCAGGATCTCCTCCCACGTTGCTAGGGATTCGCTGTTCTCCCAGAAGCCACGGGTGATGGCCCATGTTCCGTTTCCAATACACCCAGGCCCGTGGTGGTCAAGGATATCCACATCGCCACCATCTCCAGCATCATCCATCTCGTAGAGGAGATTGGAAAGCTTCTGCCAACCACGGGGCGTGGGGTTCACGCCCTTCGCCTTCGGGTTGTATTCGTACAGAAGCGTGGGTCGCCACCGGATAGGCCCGATCACCTTGGGGTGGATGTCGTTCTCATAGGCCCAGTCGATCCACTCCTTCGGATCCACGCTCATGTGGTAGGAGACAAGCCTCCCCTCCACCAGTGACCGGGGGAGCTTGATCGCGTTGCATCCATCCTCTGGCCGGTTGGTCGCCGCCATGTAGACGCAGTTGCTTTCCTTCATAACGCCACGGATTTCCCCGTCCTCAAAGAGAGACTGGATCGCAGCAAGCATCGCCTGATTGGCATTGCCGAGTTCATCAAAGAAAACAATGATCAGATCAGCGTTGACACCCTTTATGTTGCCAAGAATATCCTTGATCAGAAGGTGGTGGAGTTCGCCCTTATCGAAGTCAGGTGCGAAAGCCCCGCCAACATCTACCGAGTCACCTCCAGAGAGGATCACCTTGTGGACATGCACAGACACCTCGTCCATACCCAGGTTCCTGGATCCGTTTCTCTCCTTCCACTCCTTGTACCCAATGGCAACACGCTGCGTCTTGCCTGTACCCGGTCCTCCGAAAAAGCACGGAAGCGTAGACGATCCGGCACCACCACGAAGCTGGGCCTCCACGGCGTGGTCAATCATTCGGTAGAACTTTTCGCCCGTAACCATGGGCACGTTGTGTTCATCGGTCATTGGTCATTCTCCTGTTAAGGGATTGAGTTCGTAGCAATTCTTGAGGACGATTCGCTCGTCATACGCGATCT